ATCATTTGGTGTTCCACGTATTATCTCAATGATACCTGGGAAGTTAAACATGGCGTATATACTTACGTTGTGTTCTTTGACATGTTTCATCCAACTATATGTTGCTCCACCAGAATGTGCAGGATAGTCTTCAATAGGTATCTTGTTTTTGATACAGAACATTCCTATGTAACGAAGTGAATCCTTTATAAATCCTATGTGGTGCTCAGAATCTGGTGATTCCTCCTGTAACTGTTTCATGTAAAGTGTGTATGTTTTGACAGCCTTTTGTGTTGAGAAGAATTTTAGGTCAATGTAGTCTACATCTTTGTGTAATTCAAAAGGAGCCTTAAAGAAAATCCTGGGTTTGATCTGGGGAAATTGTGAAAGGAACGCACATATCCTTCGGATGTGAAGATATTCGGGTTTGTCTTCAAACCCCTCAAAATCTTTCCTAATTGTAAATGCCTTGTTTCGGCTTGACCGTGAAATGGCCAAGTACATGTTATAGTATTCTTTTTCTTTTTCGCTTATCATTTATCTCTGCTATTTTTGTCTTTATTATTTTTGACTTGCATAACACTGGAAACCTAATAATCAAGTTATAGAACAGTACGTTAGTTTCTTCTATTCCTGATAGAATCTTAAAGCACTCCCTGTGATTTTCGCTTTCTAACAACTCAACCATAAACATCGTTTGGTTGATCCTCTTATTCTTGAGCATCGCAACCAATGACCCATATCTCAAGAGGACTGCATCAAATTTTGCTTCCTTTATCTGGTACAGAGGATTGTTATTATTGATCGTCTGTAGGATAGAGTTGTTTGAATACATATCGTCATTCATGCAACTATTTATCTTAAACGGTCAAATTGTCAACCCTTTCAAATTGCTTTGTAAATTCTATAAATTCCTTTGAAATCTTACTTCCGCTTGAATATTCATGCCCAGCCCCATCTGCTAAAACAGTGGCTAATTCTGAAAGATCAGTATCACAATTAGGGTTCTTCCTGTAGCTCACATGGTCGGTCTTAGTGTTAATAACCAAAGCTACATCAGCTTCGTAATCAGCTATTAGGATATCTGCAACTTCGTTGATATACTGAGTTGCAAATACTGCACGTACTTCTTTCTTCTTGCCAAGTACATCTACAAGACCACCATGAACTTCTATCTCGTCTCGTATTTTCTGGAGTTTGAAGTCGTGTATCTTGATTATGTTCTGCTGCTTGTCACTAAAACCTCTAAATCCACTTATAAACGATTTAATGAAGGATTCAAACTTCTTGTCTGTATCCCAGAACACTACATTGAGTTTAGCTGATTATGGTAATTCAAGTTTGTAAGAATCAAAGTCAGTTGCCAAAAGCAAAAGATGAAGCTGTGGCTTTGATAGCTTGGTATTATACAAGCCCTTGAATATCTTGTATGCCAGCATACACGCAGAACCTATGTTCTCACTATCACTTTTTATGGCAGTCTTTGCATTCTTATACGTAGAAGCATCATGACCTGGGTGGTGATCTATGATAAATACGTTATCATGATCTATCAAGTCTTTGTCCTCGTATATACCTAGGTCCATAATGAATACTTTGTCATAATCCTCAAGGTCATGGTTAGTGAGCCAAGTGATAAAAGTACTCCTAAAATTCTGAACTGTAGTTGCTGCGTAATCTATGTTTGCTTTTGGGAACGCCCAACGCAGTACAAGGTACGAAACAACACCATCCAAATCCCAATGGGTGAAACACATTATCTTCTTTGGTTCGCTCATTTCAAATTCCCTAGTAAGCTCTCTATAGAGTTCTCTGCATCACCAACATGATCACTACTAGTGAAATCTTCGTTCATGGTTTCGATGCAAAGTGTATCATAATCAATTCTGAATGCTTCTTTTCCAAAATTCTGTCCAAATCTATTCTTCTGACATCCCATGTGGATGATGCCCAACTCTTTGTCGTTCTCATCAGACCAGATAGCGAACTGTGCATCTGCTGTCATTGCAAGGCCCATTGATTCACTTGTATGTTCCATACCTGGGTCTACCTTATCAAATGCTCCCCTGTTAAGCTGTGTTGCTGTCACTATTGGGCAGTTAAACAAATATGACAACGCTCTGAGTTGTTCTGTTACTGCCTTAACATCTGTGTATGAAGAACCCGTAATGATGCTAGGGAGTAACAGATTCACATAATCAATAATGATTACGTCTGGATTGATAGCCTTCTTCTGGATAAGCTTCTCGATGTATGCCCTGATATGACTTACAGTAATTGATTTTGGTGCGTACTCTTTTATGAAGAGTCTTCCGTTTGGCTTGCTATTCCTATGACCTGTGACAAATTCCTTAAGAGCATCTACTTCACCAGATAGGTTCCTAAACGGAATCTTAGACATCTGACTACTTAGCCTCTTGGAATATACATTCTCTGACATTTCAAGAGATATGATTATTGCGGTCTTGTTCTGCATACAAATGTTGGCACCAAGATTACCAAGAATAATTGACTTACCAGAGTTAGTCACACCACTGAATACATAAAGTGCCCTACCATCTGCTAGGAGTCCACCAGCTAACATCTTATCCAACCATGCATATCCAGTTGATACGTGTTGGTGGATTGTTGTTAGGTCTGCTATGTGTTTATCAATATCGTTGAAGTAATCCCTTCCAAGGTCATCAACCAAACTGATATTACATGCTCTTGTGAACAAGTCCAACGTCTGAGCAGCAGTTATGTCTTTGTCTTCATCAGAATAGTCCTTTAGAGTAGTTTGTATAGCTTCGTATACCGCACGTTCCCTAAAGAACTGTTCTGTATTAGCAAGGAGTTCATCTTTATTGCACTTAGTATCTATCACATTGAAAGAACCTACAAGGTTCTTAAACGATGTCTTTTGATCATCAGTTGATAGATGAGCCTTAATCTCCGTGGCTGTTGGTGCAGAACCACGTTTCTTGTAGAACTCAGAAACAATCTTGAATATGTTCTTGACATTTTTATTTTTGAAGAAGACTGGATTTGCTATGTCTATTATTGATGTCAGATATGACTCATTGAACATTGTGTTATACGCAATGATCGTCTCCATGAAATCCATGTCAAGTTCATTTTTAGGTTGCTTCTTTTTAGGCATCTTTATATTCTTCCAAGCATTCGTTCATTACTTCTTGACGGTCTTTCGATTGTATCTTAACATCTTTTGTTTTGGAAAACAACTCTTCACCAGCAGCATGAAGTTTATTCAAAACGTCTTTACAAAACGCCTGTGTATTAATAGCATGTTTGATATCATAATCTGATACCTTTGGCCAATACCATTTACACTCTAGGTTTGCTGGTTTCCTAATAGACTTGTAATAGTAGTATCTTCTCTCAGCAAGAAACTTACCCAAGAAAAACTTCCATAAACCATCACGCTTAATGTTCTTCTTTGTGATGGCATAATACACCTTTCTTACATAGATAGAGTTTACTGCGTCATCATCTTGTTCACCAGATGATTTGTATTCGCGCCTAAGATTATTAAGACGTTCCTTTGCATCTTTCTTTATCTGTTTTGCTCTTTCGTAGTAATACTTACGAGTCATTCTCTTCATCAGATAACTCCTCTACTTCGGCTGCTAGCTCTTCAGCATCACTACTAAAAGCTAAATCTTCTTGAATGGATATATTCAGCCCTGGATTTATTTGGTTCTCCCAAATATTGTCATCATCCTTGAATGCCTTCTTAAGACCTAACTTTTGATCACTATCTGAAAGGTAGTATGTGTTTCCTTCTTTGCGTATTATATTATATGCTTCTGCCATTTCAAGTAGGCCAGAATATTTATACAAACCACTCTTGAAATTAAGATACATGTTAGTCTCAAGGAACGGAGGCACAATACGATTCTTTACAGTAAGAGCACGGAGGTTTACACCCTTAACTCTATTTGCTAGAGGGATGAATTTATCTTTCTCTTTCTCTGCACTTTCCATCTTCTCCTGTGTTACAGCAAGCTGTATCAACAATGATGCAAGGTACAACGGTCCCTTTCCACCAGCCTGGTTTTTGACCAGTGATGGGAACATTGCAGAAGGATCATCATAGATATGGTTTGTGAAAACGAGTGTCGTATTAGACTTAGCACATAGATGAGGTAAGATACGCATCATACTCTTAAGAGACTTTGCTCTCATACCCATATCTACAGCACTCTTACCTTTCTCAGCATCTGCGATTTCTTTTGCTGATGCAAGATTACCAAGAGAGTCAATACCAATAATCACTTTACCATGAAGGGAAGTATCACCAATAATTCCATTTAGAAACGTAACTATCTGGTTCCTACATTCTTCTACAGTCTGAACTGGATTGACTTTTATCTTGTCTGGATTAGCACCGACATTAATAGCCATTTGAGGATCATATGCATTTTCAGTATCCCATACAACNNCCCACATATTCGAATCGGCCCTCTGGGCATTACCAATAATCTTATTCAAGATCAATGTCTTGCCTGAACCAGTTGGTCCTACCAAACCAGTTATTCTTCCCTTGGGTATTCCACCATACAGAGAACCTGATACGATAGCATTAAGTGCCATTGAACCAGTGTCAATGAATTCATCAACGATAGACAGCGCATTCTCTGATAAGAGTGCGCTATCTTCATTCAACTTGTCTAGTGCCTTGAATGCATTGCTTAGTCCTGCTGGTATTTCTTTCTTCTTTGACATATTATCTCCTAGTCGTTAAACAGCGGAACAGGCTCCTTTGCTTCTACCTGTTGTGGTGAAGGTGGTTGTGATGCCGTGGCAGGTGGTTCTGTTACGACTTCACCTGTCTTAGAAAATAACTGCTCATACTGCATTCCGACTTTGAAATTCAACGCCATATCTTCAGACATTGTAATTCCATTTTTCCTGTAATTGAATATAACAGGCTCTTCCTTTTCAGCAAGGAACTCCTTGAAGAAAATAGGGAATAATTGTAATGCCATCCTATTATCACCAGGCTGCTGAACAATGTTCACAACCGCAGGGTTCTTAGCCTTAAGAATCTCATCTGTCTCATCCTCTCGCACGGCAATGATTGTCCTACCGATAGCGTCCAAAAATACTACTAGCTTTGATGTATCACTCATTTCTTTCTCCTTTTATGTATTATAACACAGCGATGGACTAAGTTCAAGCTCCCAAAAGTTCTAACAGATCACATTCTGTTTCTTTTGTAGGATTCTTTAGTGTCCATCCAACGACTTCATAGAGTCGTTCTACAGCAGGTGTGATATTCTTGTTGAACATCGCTATCTTATCGATATTAATGCCAAACTCTTTAGGATACATATCCTTGAATGCCATACCTTTGATATTATACTTGTTCTTCTCAGTATAAAACGTCTTGATGCTATCACCAGATTCTATAAGTTCATACTTACTCGTTAAGTCTAGAGTTCTTAGCAAATGATTGTACATGATTGCAGCCTTTGTATGTCCTGGTGTTTTCTTACCAGCTACAAATCCATTTGATTTTGCTTCATACTCTTCATACTTATTGACACCTATTGGAGTTGCAATATCTTCTACATCCATTTTGATGTATTCTTCATATGCTTCTTTGTAAGCTTCATCCGTCTTTTTCTTATCCCTTGTCTTAAGCATTACCTTGGATATGTTTTTGATAAGAGGCTTGACCTTTTTAGGAATCTTGATGCTTACTACTTCAACACCAGTGTATTTGATTTCCTTATCTTCTTTTGGTGGCAACCCATCCTTATCTAAGACATGAAGTATGTATCTCTTCTTTTCAAGAAATAGTCCAGAGTTACAAATTGTTTCTCTTTTGAACTTGAATCTAGGGTCTTTGACATTACAACTTTTAACTGCCCAGTTAGTTATCTCACTATTGAGTCTATCTTCTAGTTTTTCAGCTATCTCGTAAACTTCTTTTGTAGATTTCTCCCTTATCATTCAAGAGTGGGATATTAGATAGCTGCAATATAGGATCAATAGTTATATATACACTGTTGTGTATTAATATATCATTAGCAAAAAATGTATGATCTGTAGTATCATCCATTTCTATATCATATACATATTCATCTTCAAACTCACCAATACATTCAATGGATTCTATTTCATCTATGCTATACCTAATCATTTAAAAACTCCAAGCATTTATTTATTGTATCGTTTTTATTATCAATATAATCCTGTTGCCATATTACTAATGTATCTATCCCATAATGGTTATATAATTCAGAAATTCTATTATTATCGCTATCCCAAACCTCTTTTGCAGGTTTATTGTAAACTGTATGTACATATTTTTCATCATATATATTAGGATTGCAATGCCAATAATCTCCATAAAATTCTATGGCCTTATTACAATCTAAGACATAAAAATCTATAAACGTGTATTGTTTAGAATGTGGTAGATATATCCCATATTCTTTATTTAATTTAGCGTAATAACATTTCGTGTATTCTATACTATCGTATATTTCATCAAACATTTCTTGCGATATCTTTGAATAAAATGGTCTTTGGTTATTCTTATATTCATTATATTTTTTAACACTTAGTATTCCATATTTTCGTATATAATTATCAATGGTATGTCCCTTTTCTCTACAAACCCTATTATATTCACGAATCCCATCAGGTTCGCCATATTTATCAATAAAGTACTCTATTGTACATCCACTATATCGTTGTTTTCTAATATATTCATTATATACGGAAAGTCCTTTGACCTTTCCATGTCTTTTAATACAATTTTCTTTTGTTACCGCTCTTGATGAATTATAAGAATTAAACTGTTCCATTGTCCAGCCATGTTTATGTTTTTTATATTCATATGTATTACTTACTCTCTGTTTTTCTTTATATTCATTCCACCTATGTTTACCATCCTTTTCACCATATTTATTAATCATAGACTTCTCAGTAACAGAAAATTTATTTAATAATGATTCACAAGTTAATATAGATGGGTCATACCCAAATTTATCTTGGTATTGTTTAATTGTTATATTATGTGTCTTAACATGTGAATGTGTTATCCGCTTTAGTTTTTTTCCACAAATCTTACATTCTATATATTGTTTCATAACATCTCCTATTGGGATACCAGCTTTGTACCAGTCTCACCATAAATACTTATCATTTTATCAGTATTTTTAATATCTTTTGGAGATAGACGAATCAATTTATCCTTTCGTAATACCATACATCCATGATCCTCTGTCATGATTATTTCTTTTCCGTTTACCTTGATTTTATATTTTTTCTTGGATGTTCTATGTCTAATTAATCGCTTAACCTTTCCAAATTCAACACTTTTATTGGAATCATTATACGTTAAACATTCTAAATCTGTAATATCTTTTAGTTCATGTCCATGTTTATCTGTATTTGGTTTGATATTATACATATTATACAAATCTTCTGCTTTTATTATTCCATGATTTGTTCGAATTAACGTATCACCAACAAAACTATCTGTATCTCCATAAATTGTGCAATCTTCGTCAATATCATACTCACTCTTCATGAAGCGATCTGTTATTTCTGCTGCTTCCTTAATACAAGCTTGACCAGTTAATGTAACACTAGCTGCTGCATCAATGTCATAGAATGGACTGTGTATGTTTCCAAATGCACCGTACAAGCGATTCATAAGAATCTTCAATGTGTACTGCATGACATCCAATTCTACGATAGACTTTTCGTGTTCTTTGTACTTATCAGAACCATCTTTACACTTTCTGATATCTCTTCTATGTCTCTTGAGTTCCTTCTGGTTTAACAAACGTTCGCTATAGATGCCATCTAGAAGTTCAGGGCAGAATCCCTTCGTCTTCTGAGAGTACATGATCTTGGCTTTGGTTATTGCGATGTTTTCCTTCTCAACAAACTCAAAGAACTTTTCATGTGTGAGGTCGTAAATCTTTCCGTTGATCAAACGTATTTCTACATTCGTATCTGACTTGTTAATGATCTTACCAACCTTTGTTTCAGGAGAAATGTTCGTACTGATAATGGTATTAGGATATAGACTGTTAGCATCAAAACTTACGATGCTATCCTTTAGACCGCGTTGTGGGTCTCTCACAAATCCACCTTCATAGTTGCTAGACGCTTTGTTTGGGAATGTAGGTATAATCATTCCCTTCTCAAGAGCCTTTAAAGCCATTGCTCCTGTAACGATGGCAATTGTACCAAGTGCTTGTTCAAAGTTCGTGTAGCCCATATATGCTAGCTTACGGACGATATCAAGGAAGTGTAGAGACTCCTCCAGCCTCACAAGAATGTTAACATCCTGAATGTTGTACTCACAGAATCCTTGCCAGTCATTATCTGCGAATGCTGGTAGGTCTGATGCTGGAACGTATTTCTTGTTAATCTTTAATTCAGTCTCTCCAATAAAATCCAAAGTATAGCGTTCACGCTTATCCTTTGTAAACGTTTTGTAAACGTGCATGTAATCCAAATGACACAATCCTTTGATGTACCATCTATCTTCGCGCTTACCATATTTGGTAACTACGTTTTCTCTGCAATATAATTGCTTGACGGGAGAAAGTACATTGGCTGCATCTTCACCAAGGATGCTCTTGATCCTATTAATTAGATAAGGAATATCAAATCCTTCTGAATTCCATCCTGAAACGATATCAGGATAATCAGACTTCCAGAAGTTCAAAAACTTTATCAGCATGTCGCTTTCAGATTTACACTGTGTGTAAACAACATTAGCTGGTCCAGTATAATCACCACCATTTTTTCCGCTAGTTCCCCATGTGTAAAACTTCTTTGTTAGCGAATCAAATATCGTTATGATGTTGATTGGGTCTGGTGCAATCTTTGGATCAGGGAATTCTCCTGGAGAATATGTTTCAATATCAAGGAAGTTTATCTTAAGAGGATTTTCAGAGAACTCTGCTTCGCTGTTCTTTGATCCAAATGTATCGATCAAGAATTGCTGCTCTGTTGGTATGTTATAGAAAATTCTCTTGAGGCCAGAATTCTTGATGTACTTATCACGATCCCAAGAATTCTTGAATGATTTCTTTACCAAATTTGTGTTGAAAATAGAAACGGCATCCGCATTGGATTCGTTCTCTACATATATGTATGGGCTGAAAGGAACATTAACGGAGACACGTTTTCCGTTTTCGTCCCATGTTCCCAATCTGACATATTTCTTTGGTATGTTGTAATGAATGCTTCTATACACTAGACGTATCCTTTGTGCCAAATACTGATTGTAAATATCCTACCATGTTTATTTTGTTACTAACGGCATCTATTCTACCACTTTCAGATTCATTGTCAAGTGCATCGGAGAATCTTTCTACTTCACCTGTAGGTGCCAGATTATCCTTGAGCCATTTTCTCATTTCACTAGCTTTTCTAAAGACATATTGTTTCTTGGTTCCATTATTCTTGTACATCCCAGTTACAACATATCCGTTTTCTGTTATATCAACATAGGCTTTTGCGTAATTTGCCATTATACTTCCTCTTCCATTTTTTCTTGAATGTTTCCTGTTATATGTTCGTATGTTAACAGTTCCCCATCATTTACAGTAGAGGAAGTTGTTGTCCATTGTGGTTGTATATTTGGTTGTATAATAGGATTGACAAACTTATCAATATCTGTCCATTTATCTATCATATTTGGTTTATCAATACCCTTTATATCCTTGATGGTTTTCTTGGCCTTCTTGGGTGTACCAAAGTTTTCCTTTATCCAGTCATCAAGTTTACTTAGGTCTTCGAACACAAAGGTTTTATCTCCTACCTTTGCTGTGAATCCATTATCCACAACTTCTATTTCTATATCGCCCATATGTTTTGCTGTCTTTTGTGCTGTTGGCATTATTAACCTACTTTTTGTTCTGGGTTACGATTAAGGATAGCCTTTCTAGTGGCATCACCATAATCACTCATGTACAATTCTACATACTCATCTAGATGATCATCAAGCCACATTGTATCAGCGTACTTACGACTCTGTTTTGATATCTTCATGTAGTAAGACTTATCCTTTAGAAGATTCTTAAGCTGGTCAACCATCTCATCTACCAGTCTTAAACCTTACTGGTGCGTCTTTGTATGTCACCATATCCTGATAGGCACCAGGAAGTCCCTGATAAGCAGCCTCAAGAAACTTGATGTTACTCTTGGCTCTGTTGAAAATGACAATCTACCAATGGTGCTATCGTTGCATTGAGATTAAGATTATGCATTGCCTTTGGATATTCAAGAATTGTAGACCAAGATATCAACTCAATCTCACCATTATCAACAAACGGCTTAAGAGGAAGTGGGTAACATCCCATCATAACCCATTGGAAGTCCCTGCGTGTTTTGATAATCTGATCTACAATATGTGTAAAGTCATCTTGCTGTCCAGTTCTATTTGTGACATCAATATGGTGTTCCTGATCCACAATATCCAATCCTTGGACGCTGCTTAAACTTATCATAATTTCTGGATATCAGAGATTTGTCATAATAACCATCTGCCCACATCTTTGGTGCGTAGTTAGGGATAACAGTAATGTTATTATTTCCAGTTTTATGTTTGTAGTAATCTTTCATGTACTCACACGTAACAGAAATCTCATCACTTTGTTGCATGATAGACAATGCACTCTGAAGAATTTTATCATCTTCGAATGCAACCTTGCAACGATTGAAATCAGGAATATCATCTTTGAAGATAATATCGTCTATTTCGTATATTATTTTGTAATCAAATTTCTCTGATGCTCTTCTCAAGAAGTTAACAAACTTAAGCTGCTCTGGAGTGGCTTGTCTTTGAAGTCTAACTGCTTTTAAACCACCATAGAAACGTTCATCTAAAACCATAGTTGTAAGGCCATTTATGATTGCCTTCTGATAACCATTAACCAGAAGTTCTGGCCAGATCATTCTCCAGAAACCACAACCACCATAGTCGGCATAGTAATTTACTGCACGAGATAGGTTTGCTCCTGGTATTGGAAGAGGTGTTCCACCACCTCCAACTCTTTGTTGTCCAACCATGGCTGCTTGCGGGACACCAATTGGCATACCCATAGGTGCAAAAGGAACACCAACATTAGTTGGTTTGTACATCACTCCAGGCTTTTGTGGAGCTTGTGGACGTGGCTGCTGTGGTTGCCCCATAGGAGCATTGTTTATAGGCATCTTAAATTTAGGACTCATTATATTCCTCTCAAGAACTCTTCCTCTTCAGATAGGTTTCCCAGTGTAGTCAACCCATTCTTCTTTTTCAAAAACACAACATCGCTCGTAGCAGCTTTTATAGCAGCACTTTTATGACTGATAATATAACATGCCTCATTGTATTTTTCAACTCTCTCATTAACTATTTCTAAGAATGCTTCTATTCCTTTATCATCTAAGCTTGTGTCAAGTATTTCATCATAGAAGGCTATATTAAGGGCAGTATTTCCCTGCAACCTTATTATGTCCATGAAGGTGAATAGTATTGCCAAATCAATACGTTTCTTCTCTCCACTTGAGAAGTTATTGTATGAGCATTCCTTTCCTTTATCATTGATAATGCGCTCATTGAAATATTCATTGAATTTGAATTTGCATGGTGCATCTAACCTATTAAGATAGTATGCAAGTTTACCATTTAGTATCTTTAATAACTTCACAACTATGAACGACTTAACTCCTTCTTCTGATACTACATACTTTACAGAATCTAGTATTTCTAGACGTTTATTCAATTCGGTAATAGTGGTTCTAAGTGATTCTAATCTGGAATTGGTATCTTTAAGAAATTCCTTAAACTCATTCTTATCCGTTTCTAACGCATCTATATCAATCTTAATCTGGTTGTTCCAACCGTTAAGTTGATCTATTCTAGCAGATACCTCTTTATTCTTTTCTACAGAAACATTTATCTTTCTGATGCCGTTTTTCTGTCTTTCGATAGCCTTAAGACACTTTTCTTTTTGGTCTTCAAATTTGCTTTGTTTATTAGTCAAATTAACAACATCAATACTTATGCCATTAATTTCTTCCTTGATGTTTGTTATCTTTTCGTTGCGACTGTTTTTATCGTTTTCTGTGAACGGTCTTTTACACTTATCACACATATCACCAAACTCTTTGAGATTCTCTATATCTTCTCTCTTTGATTTGATCTGCTCTTCCTTGGTGGCTATTGATCGTATACATTTTCTTATGTTATTTTGAAGTGATTCTTTCTTTTCTTCCAGTAATGATATGTTAGACTCAAACTCTTTTATATCGCCTATATTAATTTTAACAATCGTGTCCTCAAGCTCTTTGAGTTCGTTTATATTATCTTCTTTTCTTCCAAGTAGTTTATTCGTGCGTTTTATTCTATACTCAGTCTTACTTTTGTCTTGTTCCTGATATATAGCCAACGTCTTTTCGACTTCCTCTTTCTTGGTCTTCTCTATTTCTATGTCTCTCTTGGTTTCGTTGTATCTCTTTCTTCCCTCAAGCAACATATCTTGGAATACACCAAGGTTGAACAGACCTTCACAGAACTTTCTCTTTTCAACTTTCTTCTGTGCCATAAATGGAACAGTTCCGTTAACTGTCATGATGACAGCATTCTTGAATACTTCTGGTGATGCACCTATTATTCTACACACTTCAGCGGTAGTTTTGGGCATTGAGGACTTTGTCTTGTCAATCCCATTCTCTTCCAGGTATACTTTGTTAGGTGTTATGAAACGTTCAAGAACATAGTTGTTAGTTACCTTGGTATCTGTCACATTAAAAGTCAACTTAACCCTACACTTCTTTTGGTTAATGTTGTTTATGATGTCTTCTTTTTTGAGTTCTCGTATTGTAGTGCCAAAAAGACAAAAGTACAATGCATCAGCAATCGTTGTTTTACCTACACCGTTTTTAGAATCCTCTTTGTCCAGATTGATACCAGTTATTACATTAAGACCAGTTTTGAAATCAACGTCTACTGTCTCATCACCTATACTAAGAAAGTTCTCTATCTCTATTCTTTTGAAGTTTACATTTTTCATAAATCTTCCAGAAATTGTTCCTCTTCATATGCCATCCATACAGCAGTTGTCATCTGTTCTAAGGTAGACAGATTTGCAATTTGTGTAAGTAATGAACCTAGATCATCATCACCCAAGAAAGTGTTTCTGATAGGTTTAGGTATGTTAGTGGGGTTTACCCACTCTTCTTTATTTTTTGAGTTCGGCATAAGATAACTTTACTGCTGATTCAATATTCATCGGTTTGTAGAATTTCTTAAGCTTGTCTATGTTCATTATGTTGTTGACAAGATGTAGATTTTCCTTTCTTGTAGCTGTTTAGCCGTTATGATTTCCTTTACTGGGAGACCACACCAAAGTGCTATTTTGGCTATAGAGGCAGAACCTTCTTGTGCTACATTGAATATACCAGATTGGTCAGCTTGAATCAATTCTTTCACTGCTCCAACTATTGTTGAGGTTGAAGATACACTATCCACTTTGTCTCCAGTGAATGACCTAAACTTTTGCAGCTTACACAGAAGATTGTTTTTATCTTCTACATCACTGAAGTATAGTCTCGGTCTCACAATGAGGTCTTTTGGATTACATAGAATTTCGCCCATCCATTTAGTCAATGTATATCTACAATGTGCAGCTATATGAGTAGATTCAGTTGCTGGTTCTACAGTATCTCCATATAAACAACCTGTGGATATATGGACATACCGAATACCATTCCTATTGCAATACTCACTAATCAATCCTGGCAACTCACTATTAACAAACATGGCCTCGTGGAGGTTATCTTCCCTCTCACACCAACGAGTGTTAGATTTGCCAATGCAATTAACAACTACATCATAATTTCTAATCTCTTCAAGTGCATTATTAGGAAAGGCTGGAAGGGGATATTGAAAAGTTAGTTTACTCTTTCCCCAAGTTTCAAATCCATGACGTTCAAATTCCTTTCCTAGGTATCCTTTTCCTAGTACTAGAACTTTATTCGCCATCTCCCTTATTCTCCAATCCCTTCTTAATATCGTCAAGCTTTACAAGCTTCCTCATTGAATCCATATCATCCATTCCATTATCTTTGAGTGTCACCTTTAGGCTATCCATGTAGAAATTTAAAGCCTCAACGATTAACTCTTGTGTCTCTTTACTTGCCATTTTTACTCTCCTTCTTTCTCAGTATCAATGGGTCTAGTCCCATAACATCATCAAGTTTGATTCTTGATATCAGATCGTTTCTTTTATCTCTTCTGTAGAGTTTATACAATGCTTGTTCAGGAAACTTAACAGGCTTCCCACTCTTATCTATTTTCTTGTCACAAAAATCTAACAACTTACTTCTTGAAACCATAACAAAGTTATGCTTGGTTGTTTCAAATGCTACAAAATCTTCCTCTCCAAGAAGCCAACCATCATGACCATTCACGTTCTTATATTCTACCCACACCTCATCAATGACAATATCTCCACCCCTGTTAGTTGATTTAGCTGCTTTGACATCAACAGTAAATTCCTTATCGTAAAGAATTACAAACTTATCAACGTGTCGTTCTATATCATCACTCTTCGATGCACTAAGAGATTCACCACCCATAGATTCAATTACTTCATCAAATCTAGTGACAGCACTTTCTCCACGTTTTGAGCATGTTCCATTAGTATCATGTTTATTTACATATGTCATAGTTTACTCTCTTCCTTTCCTCCACTTCCTATGCGGATAAACTCGCACTTGGTTTTGAATTCTTTTATGTTGAACGCACCGACATAAGAACATGCCGACTGTACTCCCTCTTTGATTTCTCTAAGCAAGAACTTCACATGATCACCAAGAGGAACTTCTTCAGTTACACCTTCTACAAACTCAGGACGCTTTCCGTTAGCTCCCTTGTTGTGTCCACTAGCAGAACCACCGTAGACTTTGTAACGACTTCCATCCTTGCGCTTATAGACATCACCAGGAGTTTCCATACATCCAGCGAAGAATGATCCAAGCATAATAGCATCGACAAACTTGTAAGACTTTGCCATATCACCGACACTCTTTATACCGCCATCGCCAACTATCATCGCTGACTTGGTTCCAAGTGATTGTCTCTGCTTGGCTATTTGTTCAAATGCCCAAAGCTGTGGGACTCCGACACCAGTGTTGGTTCTTGTCTGACACATGGAGCCTGGTCCGATACCAACCTTAACTGCGTCTGCTCCCCATTTAGCTAAAGCCTTGTATCCTTCTGGTGTTGCTACGTTACCAGCCATGACATATGCATTAGCGTTTTCGCTCTTGATGTACTTTATCATTTCTTTGACAAGAATATGATGTCCATGAGCGACATCTACACAAAAGAACTTGGCACCAGCATTACTAAGTTCTTGAAACCGTTCCTTGGATTCTCCGTTAACTCCAATAGAAACTAGTGGTATTTGTTCTTTGGCTTCTTCGTATTCTTCTCTAGCTTCTTCTATTGTGTTAAATCTATGTAAACAACTCCAGGCACCACGTTTACCCATTTCAAGTGCCATTCTTGACCCAGTAATAGTTTTCATGTTGGCAGAGATTACTGGAATCTCACTTACTATCTTACCAAACTCTACAGAAATATCTACGTCCTTGCGCGATTTAACTTCTGAGTACTTGGGCTTTATTAACACGTCATTGAATGTATATGTGTCTGTTGTCATGATCATATTATACCATTACTGATAGTCTTTTCCAATGTATTTTTTATTTTGATTTGTTATTTTCACATTCATTCCTACAAACGGCAATGCCAAAACACTTGCCAAGTTTCTAAGATGGTTCTCTGGATCATTAATTAAACTTTCATAGTTGCTTATAAGGAAGTTCATGTTGTTCTTACTGATGTCATCGAAGATCAGTTTATAACACTTACGAACCTTCTCTAGAATCTCGCTTGGTGTCTTAGATTCATTGAGATCAGTAAACTGTCTCTGATGTGACTTTACCAGAGAGAACCATTCTCTTGTACTGATCACAACTGTTATGTTGTCACAACCATGCGCTTCCAACTTATTTGCTAGCTGACTAGGTGTTGGCCAAATAGATGGTCTTCCATATGGAACACTTCTTCGATAAAGCATGGGGCCATCAGAGGGAACTACTGGCCCACCAATGGTTCCTGATACATCCATGCATTTGATTATAGACTCTGCTAAAATCTTGGTTCCAGAAGCTTCTGAACCTGTTACTACTATACCTTGTTTCATATTTCAATCTGGTCTTTCTGACATACAAAACATCCAACACAAGTAACTCTAGTGTTGTCTATCGTAACGCCATTTACTTCGTCTGCAAGTTTAAGTTCCCACTTCTGTTCATCGTTCACCATGTATATGAACTCTTCAATTATTGTAGAGCCTTCAGTAAGGTCTAGGATTGTGTTGTCATCATAGCTCTGGTGATAATTATACCAAGCATCAACTCCATATGGGACGGTCAAGAATATCTTACCATCAGTATTTGTTATAGATAGTGCCTTTTGAAATCCCTTGACATCTTCTTTCTCACGGAATTTCATATCACCTTCTGTGCACTGTGGAAAATGTTCCAAGGATGAAAGGAAGATGTTTATGTCAAACTTTCTTTCACCAAAGTCGTATGTTACAAAATCACCTTGGAAATCACCACCACGAAAATCTGCTACATAATATTGAGCACCAGCCCTAGATATGTTTTCTAAGATTGGCTTGTTCTCATAATGTCTTGATGGTATTCCACCAATATCCAAAACTACATCTCCAGGATTGAAATACTTGTTGAACATCTCAATGATGAAGTTAGCTTCGACTACTCGTTCCGATACTACGCCAGGTCTTGTGTTATTATATACTGCTTTCATTATTCGCTCGTCTTCTTTACCCAATAGTCGAGAAGATCGACCATGGTTGTTCTGATATCATACTCTGGCTTCCAGCCTGTGAGTTCTACTAATTCTTTACGATCACCATCCTGATAGTGAATGTCAATTGGTCTCCAGAATGGATCATGAATCTTATATTCAACGCCTTCCAGACCACTAACCTCAACCAATAGATCGGTGAAATATCTCATCTTGTGTGGCTCATCTCCACATACGTTAAAGATGCCACCAGTGGACTTATTGTTGATCATCAATAGATAATATGCGTTAACAATATCCCTAACATCAACCACCACTCTAACTGAATCTAGATTTCCAATTAGAAGTTCCTTGTCCTGCTGACCATTAACCATGCGAGCTATCTGGTATGCATCGGAAGAGATAGAAAACTTCTTACCTCTTCTTGGACCAGTGTGTGAGAACGCTCTAGTTATATATGCGTTGAGTTTGCCATTTGTTACACGCTCTTGAACATAGAGATCAATAGATGCTTTTGAAACACCGTAAGGATTTGACGGAAGAATTTTATTATCGATTGTTATCTTTCTACCATCCTTGCCAGTGTTGCCGTAGACTTCTGATGTTGAGCAAAACATTAGTTTGCATTCTGGCTGCATCTCTGTTATGCACTGAATCAGATTAGCTGTGCCCATAACATTGTTGTTAAGTGTGTCCAGTGGGTCTTCAAAAGAAGTTGGTGGATGAGACTGTGCTGCAAGGTGGAACACACCATCAAACCTATTCTTTTTGAACTACACGCTGAAGTGCGTTATAGCTTGTTAAGTTTCCATATACAAAAGTGATATCATTGAAGGTTTCGGCAGGGACAACGTCCAAGATATCCGTTTCCATTCCATTACTTCCACGAACTAGACCAAAAACCTTGTGTCCTTCTTTGTGAAGAAGGTTTGTTAAGTGTGGTCCTGCGAATCCTGTTATTCCTGTTACTAGATAGTTCATACTTCTCCTTTACATCTGTAACCAATTCCACTTGTTCTTACTGTCGAACAGTGGTTGTGTTTGCATGTTAGTATCTAATTGCGGCTTATTAGTCCTAGAATATACGTTGACCGTTTCAGCCTTAAGGTCTACAAAGTTCATCAAGAACGTAGTTGATGAATCAATGATGTCTATTCTAGATGCGTTCTCTATTACCTTCATCCAATCAAATACCGTATAACCTTCTACGTATTTCATTGACACTCGTTTTCTATCATCATTAATAGGTATTGTGCGCTTGATAGTGTTGGGAGGTGAGCCAAAAGTATCGTTAACAAGTATATATTCTTCATCATCTAATCCAAGGTGCTTGTAAAGAGAATCTTCTCTTTCAGGTATCCTCTTTAGGTTTACGTAATCCTCCCAATCAGTTGGATCAACGCCAACCAATTCATACTTTGCATACATGATCAGGTTTGTCTTCACAAGCTTTGCTGCTCTAACTAATGGGATGTATATAAAGTCTTCTTCCTTAATGAGATTGTGACTATCATAATGATCCTTACCTATGAACTGACTGTCTTGTTTGATGTATTCAAAATCTGGAAGATAGTCTCTGATAGATTCATACTGAGGTATGACAGGCCACGTAACATGAAAGCCTCTCTTTTGACATTCATGCGCGATCTTCTGGCAAAGAATGATATCACCTATTCCCGCAGGCTGATTTATTAGACACGTCTTGTTCATTGTTTCGGTGTGATTATAAGATATCCTTGGTGGGTGTATTTCTTTTCGAAGTTATGGGTCTCATCAAACAATTTATAGATGAATGATGAATCCTTTCCGACTAATTCTTCTCTTGTTGTATCATGACCACACCTTTTGAAGTGATCATTACATGTTCCCCATTCGAATGGACCATCTTCATAAAGCCACAGATCATCGATGATCAAAACATCATTGTAGTCTTTGGCTCTCTTTTGTATCAACTCCAACTCCCGTTCCAATGGTGCCCGTAGATCAGGGTCTTTTTCATTATTGTAAGGAACAAGATGAGCATCGGCACCAGGGAAATGAGCATCAAGCCAAAATATTACGTTGCCATTTAGTGTTGGGAGTATCTTGCTGAGAACATCAGCCGTTGAGCCATTCCAGATATTAATTGTTTCATCATTAGAGAACTTCTTTTCTACGTCATCAGCTAACTCTTTGATTATCTCAATAGAATGGATTTCATTGAAACCAAATTTGCTCGCATATTCAACACCTTCACCTTTGAATGTTCCAGTCTCAACAAAGATATCTGCGTTGTATCTGCATCTATAGTCTCCCAGATCGTATATTTTTAAATCTCCCATTTTGTTTCCTTTCTTATTCCTCATATTTCCAAGCTTGGAGATATGGTCTCATCAAATCGTTCATGTATCTGTGGTATTTTTCTTCAACAAGCATCTTCCAACTGCCAGGTTCACCTGTGAATATATGATTTCCATGGAGACCAGATAGATCACTGTTATCATAGTCCTTGAAGTTGTTGTAATTGTTGGAAAATTCTTTGTTGTGTTTGATAGAATGTTGTTCCTTAAGAGTGTTTCTCATATCACCATCAATCTTAATATCCATTCTTCTTTCAAATGCATCGAATATGTTGTCAAAGTCATTGTAATACTTCTCATACTTGAGCCATATCACATTATCCTTTTTTGTATATGGTTCATATAGGCTAAAGTATCCAGAATAAGCTTGGAAATAATAGTCCAATGATTTGATACCCATCTTAATCGTGTCAAAGTTTGCCTTGGTTACGTTAGCATCTATCCTCCAATGGGAACATATAGTGTCCCTTGGGTCTCTGCACGTACACACCCAGTAGTCAGGTTCAAAGTTTATTACCTGAATAGGTGAATGCGTCTTTGTGCTCTCGCGCATTAGCGAGCATAAGAGTTGATACACCACAGTTGTACCAGTTCTAGGTGGCCCAAATTGAACTACCTTGATGTCAAAGGGTGAAGACTCATTAGCTATGGTATGATAATGATCTGTTCTTACTTTTTCGTACCAGTTGTCGTTGTATTTCATATTAGTCACACAAAAATGGAAGGTTAAGATATATCCAATCCTCTGGAATTCTATACTCCTCTACCTTTCTGAAGTTCTCTTCGATGGCATCTTTGCGCTTGTTGTAATCTTCTTCGCTCATGTTGTTAAGAATGCTATCCAACTCATCTAAATTGTCAAAGAATATTATACCATTGCAATTAAAATTGTCAACTATACTGCGTGTCCCATAATATATCGGAATACACTTAGTTGCAAAGCAGTCAACAACCTTTTCTGTCCAGTAATGATCCTGTATACAGTTCTCAATAGTAACAGAGTATCTGAATTGACTCATTCCATCTTCTTTATTCTCTACTCTGTTGTTAACTGCACCACCAAAAGCAGTCATCTTATCACCAAAGCGTTCAATTGCTTTGAATCTTAGATCGTGTCCGACTGTGAATCGCTTTGCTGATGCAAAAATGGAACACATTTCTGTCTTGGGAACCTCTATGTAGTTGTTAATCCAACATCTTCCGTGTGGGTAGTACACATAGTTCTGTCCCAAGTCCAAAAGTTCTTTGTCAAACGTAAGTACAAAGTCAAAAGCCTTGTTGTTTTCCCTTATCCAGTTGTACATCCCAGGATTAATAGAGCGTGGTTCCAAAAGCCAAGCGATTTTTCTCTTGACAGCAGCCGCTTTATACACATCTGGCAAACAAAGGTCTGTGATGAAGCAAGAATTACTCACTTTTACATTACCAAACTCCCATTCTACATGCTTATTAGTTCCTTTGTGACAAGAACTGAGTTCACCACCAAAGTTTTTGTCTCTTATATTGAGTTTTACCATGTATGTATATACTCCTCTAGGCTATCTTTAGTAGATAGTTCGACAAAAGATACCACTTGATGATTTCTCTTGTAATATTTGTTAGCTTTTGCCCTATCAGTCTGTCCAACTCCATGTGGTAGGTGCCATAAGACTTGTTTTTTACCTTGTAACTTGACTACACCGTAACCAAGTATGTGAACCCGTCTCGGAAGTTCGTTATCTTCAAATCCCCAACCCTGAAATCTAGGATTAAAACCGTTATATTTCTTGAATACATCACAACGAGCCATAACACAACCACCAACTGCTTGATTATTTCCAATTAGTAGGTCTTCCGTCTGGTAATAAACGTTAAAGCACTGTGGAAAGACCTTTTCAAACATTTCATATGTAGGGTTATCTTCAAATTTCTGCTTAAAGGTATCTGACATGTAAATTGCAACTCCATTGTAAGGAATAATCAATCCAAGATTGTCATTTTTTTCCAAATACGATGCCGATTCAAGAATATGTTCAGGATGAATAAAGCAATCTAGGTCAAGGAAGCAAAAATGTCTCCTCTTAGAAAGCTTTGCCCCTATATTATAGGAAGCAGTCTTCTTAAACTCATCATCATTGTACTCAAACCTGTAATTATCATCTGAAATATCTAGATAATTCCTTACACGTTCCTCTGTGTCGTCTTCAACGTAGATAAAGTTAAGATTCGCACAACAATCTCTGTAGAATTTCTCTCGGAGAAGTGCATTCTTAATTCTCTCGTCGTTATCCAAACGAACATGCGTTATGATATCTATATATTTGAAGTCGTACATTAGATAAACTTGTAGTTCATACAATCAGCTTGGATGACATGTTCATATATTTGATTATGTGGCTGATAGGTACAACGTGGGCACTTATTCACTTCAATCTTGTCATATACTTCCCAATGCTTTTCAGAACCCCATGCTACTTTTACTTCTTTGCATGATGTTGCATCTTTACATAGTAAAAGATTGTTATCTCCACGTCTATCACAGCACAATCCGAAGTCAAAACCATCTTTAAGATCACGATCATTTGATGGCATAAATACACCAGTCATAAAAATTGCATGGCAGTCATGAAACTGATTGCAAATCTTAAACTTATCATCAAACTTATGTGTGATTCCAAACACACCAAAGTTTTCATCTTCCAATTCCCTTGCTGCGTCAACTTGCTTGTTGTAATCATCAAGTTGAGAATCAGAAAATGTTAACCAGCTAACATCTTTGCTGTCTACTTGATCCCAAGGGAGTCCGACAGGACGCATATGAAAGTTTTTGCAGCCAAGAGACTTTGCAAGTTTTGCTGCATCATAAACTTCATGGACATTATCTGGACTAAGAAGGTATTTGTAACTCACTCCGAATCCTTGAGGACTGGATGAGAGTATTGTTGCCTTCTCTAGACTATAATCAACAAGCATCTTTATGTTGTCCATGGTTTTGTCAAACATATCAACTCCTTTGTATCTGTTTCATTGTGTCTGGTGTAGCACAATCTACCGACACACCTACCCATGTACAACGAGATAAGGCATCTAAGTTTTTATCAATCAATGATCCGTTGGTTACAACGCCAACTTCGACTTTGTTCTCAATACACTTCTTAATAAACTTGCCAGTGTGTTTATTCATAAGTGGCTCACCACCACCAGCCACACAAATTGCCTCTACTCCCCTAGGCCAATTCTCTGATCCTTGCCACCGTGGAAGAAAATCAGCAATATCCATGAGTGTTTTATCTGAAAGCTTTGTACTATTCTTTTCTAGAATGTTATTTGCATTACACCATTCACATTTATAGTTACATGCGTTGATTGGATCAACCGTCACCAAGCTTGGTTGAGGAATATTGTTATTATTCTTCCTATCGATATACTTCCAGCGATATACTTGAGACAGAAGCTTATAACTGTTAAACGGATTCCACTTCTTTTCGGTAGACCACTCTTTTGCTTTATCTTTCATTGGTTACTATAACCTCCCCTACTTCAACACTTAGGTTTTCGTATGTTATTTCAACAACAAATGTTGTCAAGCTATCACCACTTCCAGCTTGCAGAAGAAATTCAGCTTTTCCATCTTCGTTTATTACTTGTTTTCCTGAAAATACTGGACCAGCGGGCTTAGTAACATACCCATCAGGAGTGATTTTTACCACACGCTTTACTTCCATTGTGCATGTAGCAGGGTTATATCCATGATCAGTGTCTGTTTTCTTATATGCATGTATAACCATTGGACTAAGTAATATCTCAACACAACAAACCGCTAATATTATTAATGCTACATTGATTACTCTTTGCTTCATCTTAACTCTCCTTTTATAATGCGTCTGTGAAATATCTAGACTCAAATCTCTTTCGTGATATGACTCTTTCCCTTTTGGTCTTCTTTGTAATATCCTTGTCTATTTTAATCTTCCCGTTTTTCTGTACTGTTCCAACAACCTTATATTTCCATTCAGTTCTTTTGAATCTATTTTCATTGTTAGGATCATAAGGATATACCTTTACACCTTCTGGATTCATATCTACATTTTGAGTGATGTCAACATTATACATCAACTTTAAATCTTGTTCAATATCTACAGACCAATTTGCCTTAAGTCTCTTTGTACCTTGTTTGATACTTATCTTTTGAAAAGTTATTTGTTGACTCACAAAACTTTCCTTGCATATGTCTTTTCAATGTTTTCAAGAATAGCCATAACGTTTTGTGGTGGAGTGTCTGGAGTCTGCTGTGGTATCCAACCATGTTTATGAGAGTACCAAGCCATTCCTTCCTGTAGGTTTTGATTCCATTCTTCTGTCTTTGCGATGGCACTATTCTCAATACATCCTTCGATATCGTCAAGATAATTCCAACTATCAGCGATATCAGCGAACCACCAGAAAGGAGGATGAAGACCAGCCTTAATAATCCTGTATGTATGCTCTACATGTTCCCATGCGTTATGAAAACGCTCGTCATGATATCCAACATGCTTGATGACACTCTTCAAGAAGTATGAAAATGCACCTACACAGTTTGGATACAGTGCTACGTCCAATCCGTTTTCGTATTCAACGATCTGTCTTGGGTTTGGTGGTGAATCCTGGTCGAAGTTAGCTCTCTCCTGAATGAACATAGGAGCATTGCCCTTCTGTGTTCTATTAGCTGGACCCTGAAGCGCATAATTCATATGCCAGATACCACTTACCTCTGCGGTCTTAATGTATTGCTCAAATACATTCTCATCCTGAATAAGAACGTCATCTTCCATTATGAAGATATGTGAACAGTCATGCTGTACAAGATAGCGCATAGCATCATTTTTACTAATTCCTACACCCTTGTTCTTAGGATGTTGAATAACTTCCTTATCTCCATACACAGAATTCTCATATGGAGTACCATCGTTAATGATGACCATCTCATCTACTTCTGGAACCAAGGAAGGCTCTGTTCTAATCGATCTTGGGCGTTACATGTAATAAGACCTAATCCTATTTTATTATTCATTTTTCTTCTTCTCCCATATTTCCCAACACACTTTGCAATCACATCTTGGCTGTCTCTTAGCCTGATACTTAGGATGCAGCCTGCATGTTGTCTTAGCACACTTAACACATTTCTCTTTCATTATTCACCTCGTTTACATTTGTAATATAGTTCGTTTGTCTCTTCCAGAATCTCTTCCTTGTTGGTATAGTCTGACATCTTAATGAACTCACTAATAGATGTTGGTATATCAACAGCAGTGAACTTAAACTCTGATGCCTCTAGTGTAACCCTATCTTCTAATGTGTGTTCTATTTTAAGTGAAAGAGGGTTGTATGCATTGAGTGATGGTATGAAGTCCTGTAACTTTTCAGGATCAACGTCTTGATCAATTATGAACGACACAAAATTACCATCAAACTCTTTCTTAATATCATCAGTCACTTTTCCTGCTGAAGTTATTTCTAGCAGACGAATCTTCTTATGCCTCGGTGATGTTTTGTTCTCTATAAATTCATACTCACCAGTTGGTATATCAAAATAATAAAATCCTCTTGTTCTTGTTCCACAATCACCCCAATCCAATTCATACGGACTTCCAAGGTAAAGTATTCTACCGTTCTTGTATTTCCTATCTTCTCTAAGATGAAAATGTCCTGAGATTGTTAACGGTGCCTTCTTGAGAATGTTTGTTGAATCAACACCCTTAACACATACCCTCATCTTAGACAGATTGAAACCGTTGATTTCAAAATGACCAAATAGGTAGTCACAATTTGTGACTAGGTCTACATCCGCGCCCCAAGGACAGAATACAAGTTTCTTTCCGAATATCTTGTACTCAGTTATTTCATCTATGATGTTGATGTTATCCCATCCCGAAAACAGAGATAGAGAATTTACATCAGAGCGATTCTTGTAGTAAGCATCGTGATTACCAACAATGATGTTGATGTTGAAGTCTTTCCAAATCTGAAATACTTCGTTAACTATGTGCATTGACTGCACAGAGATTTCATTACGATCATCGTTGACATCACCACAGATTATGACATCTCTGATTTTGTCTTCCTTCAGTTTGTCACGAAATTCTTTGGCGAAGTCCAAAGCTATCTTATGCCACTTCGAACTGTTTTGATGTTTGCCAATATGAAGATCGGTTACTAGTGCAACTCGTTCATCCTTAATAATCATAGTTTCCCTCTTCTTCATCGGATTGATCATCAGGCATATTTCCAGTATGAATCAATGTTTCATACACTTCTGTCTGATAACCTAGAATCGCTTCACGAGTTCGTTTCTCTTTCTTGATCCTATTACAGAATGCGTTGTACGCGATCTTAGTATAATAGGAAAACGGATTCCCTTTGTCTGGGTTATACTTTTTATTCTTCAGCGCGTTAATCATCTTGATTATCGCATCACCTACCATCTCTTCCTTGTATGTGTAGTTTATGAAGTTAGGAGCAAATCCAAGTCTGTTGGCGATATCACTAATAGACTTTCCAAGTTCGTTAGTCATAATGTCATCATCGTAATACTGTATGATTTGCTTCTTGAAGACTTCTGGATTTACGTAGTTCTGCTTCTTTTTTCTACCACGTTTCTTCCTAGGCTTCTTCTCTACATCTTTGAAATCCTTCTCAGATGTTTTGGCTGAAGCCGAAGCTCCATTAATCTCTTTCAGATCATTTTTCGATAATTTCTTCGATGGCATATTTAATCTTTTCCTTGTTGTACAAAGACAACCTCTTAGATAGATGTTTATTAGAATACTCTAATCTATCGCTAATGTCAAATATGATTAGCATGTCTTTGTTCTCATGTAATCTCAATCCACGTCCGATTGACTGGATTATCTTAATTTTGGCTTTGCCAGCATTTGCAAATAAGATGTAATGTAGATTCTTTATGTTAATGCCAGTACTGAAAATAGATGTTATGGCAACACAAACGACATTGTCGTTGGTTTCCATGATTCTACGAATCTTTTCCCTATCATCTACTTCTACACTTCCGCGAATGAAATACACTTTCTTTTTCTTACTATGTTTCTTTATTTCCGCTGTCAACGTTTCACCATGCTCAATCCTATCTACTAAGACAAGCATGTTTTTGCTAACCTTATGAGCTAAGCTTTTGCTATGACCTTATTTCGATAGGGGTGATTGTAAATGAACTCACATTCTTCATCATACCTTGCCGTTGGGTCTAGAAATGTTGATTGATATTTATAGACCAAAGGTTTCTTGTATTTGATTCTAAGAACTTGTACAAGTGCATCACTCACAAAATCATCGTTCTGTAATTCTTTTGAGGTTTTCCTCATTAGGATTGGTCCGAACTGACCTATGATGTTCCACTCATCAATCTTGTTCTCTGGCATTGTACCAGTGAAGGAAAATTTATGTTTGGTTTTTATATTAGAAACAATTTTATTAATCTTATTTCCCTTTCTAAGTTTATGGCAATTACTAACTAAAATGTTATTAGCATAATAATTATGATTGCTCTCTACAGAAATATTATAAACATCTTCATTGTTTCTATTTATGTATTCTATTTTTTTAATCTTGGACATATCTAAGTTTCCAACCCTTTGTTTTGCCTTTAGTTATATTATAGTTATAGTCTTGAAGTGTCCTATATAAAGATCGTTTAGATATATTATGTTTATCACAAAAAATTTTTATATCGTGTGATATTGTGCCATATATAACATATTCTTTTCCGTTTGGATTGATTATTTTATATGTTTTTCTTTTTGGGTTGTTTTTTCCAACTCTTCCAAACATATTATTCTTTTCTCCACAACCATTATTCAAATGTTTTATAATTTTTTTAACATGTTCTTTTGTTAATTTTTTCCCTTTATGTGCATTACTAATTTTCTCTTTTGTTTTACTTGTGTGGTGTTTACCATAGAATGGATTTCCTTCTCCTAAATAAAGAGTCTTTTTTAATCTACCCATACGCCTCTTTTGTTCTTCAGTAAAAATAAAACCAGATATACCTTCCCCACCATCTGTTAAATTAGTTAAAGGCCCATTCCCCATATCTCGTCTTCCTATACATTTTATAATATCACTCTCTAATCTTAAAGCTTCGTTTTCATTTAAACCATCAAACAATTTTATAATTATTGGTTCTTTATCGTTATTATAAATTTTTTTGATAATAGAATTTTTAAATTTATTTGATTCGTCTAATAACTTTAAATGTGAATACATTCTATTACCAAAACCTTTGCCAACATAAAATGGTTCAAAAACAAATTTATAGTTTTTATAATCAAAACTCCCTTCCTTTCTAGTGTCTAAATATACATATATGTAGTATTTTCTTTTCATATAAATACTTATTCAATTCGATTGAATTTACTAGAACAATACCTAAAGTATTTTAATATCATCATCCTCTTTTAATTCGTCTGCTCTTACATATCCCCTGTTCCTAGTAAAAACTTTATGGTTTGGTGTTACCTCTATTTTATCCCCACTTTCTAATGTTATTTTCAAAAAGTGTTTGTAAGATTTACTTTTTATCATGTTTTTATATGTTTTGTTTACCTTTTTATATTCATTAACATTTGTCTTATCATTATAGGATAAAACTAAATCCCCTATTTGTATATCTTCTATATTTCTTAACCCGTTAACAGTTCTTAGTTTTTGTCCCTTTTTTAAACATTCATCAAATAATAATAAGTCTGTATTTTCATATGTTGTTTTGTCGGTTTTTTTACTTTGTAAAATAGAGCTTGATGCTATAATTATTGGAGTGTTTTTGTATTTATTATTTCCACTCCATTTTGATATTATCTCTTTGTCTATGCCATAAGATAAAAAATCGGTATATGTTTGTTCTACTAGTTGAATTCCTGGAACTACTACTAGTGTTGTATGACCTTCCTTAAGATGTTCTCTTACAGTGTTAACAAGTGTTGCCATT